ACGGCAGCGAAAAGCAATCGAGGCTCAAATGACCGACCGGACGAACCCCCTCGACACCCTCACCGCGAGCGGCCGCGTGGAGCGACTGCTCGACCTGGGGAGCGGCCTGGAACTGTGGCGGGTACACATCGACGAGCTCCGCGAGCAGGACCGCAACGCCCAGACGATGGACCCCGAGACGTTCAACCGGCTGGCCGAAAACATCGCCCGCGACCGGCGCCTTGAGGCGCTCCCCTTCTGCGCGGCCCGGGTCGCCGGCGGCAAGCCGCGGGTGGAGATTGTCAGCGGACACCACCGCGTGCGCGCCGCCCGCAAGGCGAACCTCTTGCAGATCCACGTCCTGGTGGACGTGACCGACCTCGCGCGTAGCGCCGTGGTCAGCAAGCAGCTTGCCCACAACGCGATCGTCGGCAAGAGCGACGAGCAGGTCCTCGCCGAGCTCTTCGCGGAAATGGACGACTTGCAGGACATGATTGCGTCCCACGTCGACCCGTTCAAGCTGGGCATCTTCGAGCCGCTGGAGGCCCCGCCGATCGAGCCGATCGCGCTGGACCTGGAGAGCAAGACGATCGCCTTCGCCTTCCTCCCCAGCCAGCTCGACGACTTCGACGAGGTCTGCAAGGCCCTGCCGCCGTGCGACGAGCTGCGCATCGTGCCGGCCGAGGACCTGGCCAAGTTCGAGGAGACCCTCCGGCGGCTGGGGCGGACCTGCAACATCAAGGCCCTCGGGTCGATCATCTCCAGGATGTGCGACATCACCCGGGAGTGGCTCGACGCCCAACCTGAACCGGAACCCCAGCCAGCGGCTCGGCGCAAGCCAGGGCGCAAAGGGGGCGCCCAGAAGGCCAAACCAGCCGGACCCCGGAAGAAGCCGGCCACCTCGGCGATCGAGGCGTTCGCCGAGGCCCAGCGCAGGGCCCAGCGGGGCGACGAGTGATGGCAGCCCAAGACGATCCAGACCGGGCCCTGGAGCTGGCCGACCAGGCAATGCGCGGCGGCTGGGACGTTCCGGCGGCGATCCGCCAATGGGCCCCCCGGGCGATGGCCAAGATGGCGGTCGACGACCAGGTCCCTTGGCCCCAGCGGTTCCGGGCCCTGGAGCTGGTCCTGCGCATGATCCGGGACAGCCCCGCCGGCCCCGGCGCCCAGCCCGACGCCGCCGACACCTCGGCGGCCGACGAACTCGACGCCACGCGCGCCCAACTGCTTCCCCTTGGACTCGGCACCGACGATGACAGCACCTCCGAACTCGCCAGGCGGGCGGTCCTCGAAATCCTCAACCTCCGCGGACGCCTACCGCCGCCACAAGGAGCGGACGGCTAGACGGCAGCGCCGGATCAGCCTGGCCGGCCGCGAGATCGGAGCGCTCCCGCCGATCCAGGACCCGGCACGTCGCGAGGAGGCCACCCGCTCGCTGGCGTTTTATCTGAAGGCGTACTTCCCGCTGACCTTCGACCTGCCCTGGTCGCCGGATCACCTCCGCGTGATCGCGCGGATCGAGCTGGCCGCCACCCGCGGCGGCCAGTTCGCCATGGCCATGCCCCGCGGGTTCGGCAAGACGAGTACCTGCGAAGGCGCGGCGTTGTGGTCCGTGTCCACGGGCCGGCAGGATTTCGTCCTGCTCGTCGGCGCCACTCGGCCGGCCGCGCTGGAAATGATGGACTCGATCCGCAGGGAGTTGGAGGGGAACGAGCTACTGCTGGCCGACTGGCCCGAGATCGTTTACCCGATCCGCTGCCTGGCCGGCATCACGAACAAGCAGAAGGGCCAACTTTGCCACGGGCGCCGTACCCATGTCCAGTGGGGCAAGCAGCAGGTCGTCTTGCCCGCGATCCCCGGGAGCCTGGCCTTCGGCGCCATCCTCCGCGTGGCTGGGATCACCGGCCGGATCCGCGGGGAGAAGTTCAAGCGTCCCGACGGTCGGCCCGCCCGCCCCGGCCTGGTGATCGTTGACGATCCGCAGACCGACCAGTCGGCCGACTCCCCGGCGCAGTGCGCCAAGCGGGAGCGCATCCTCTCCGGCACGATCCTCTACCTGGGCGGCCACAAGCGCAAGATCGCGGCGGTGTGCCCCTGCACCGTGATCCGCCCGGGCGACGTGGCCGACAACATCCTCGACCCGGAAAAGCACCCCGAGTGGCACGGCGAGCGGACCAAGATGGTGTACCGTTTTCCGGCGAACCTCAAGCTCTGGGATCGGTACGCCGAGATCCTCCGCACGTGCCAGCGCGAGAAGCGCCCCACCGTCGAGGCGACCGAGCTCTACCGCGAACACCGCGCGGCGATGGACGAAGGGGCGAAGGTCGCCTGGCCGGAGCGCTTCGACGACGACGAAATCTCCGGCCTCCAGCACGCGATGAATCTCAAGATCCGCGACGAGGCGGCCTTCTTCGCCGAGTGCCAGAATGAGCCGATGGTCGAGGACATCGGCCAGGAGGACCAGCTCAAGCCCGACGAGATCGCCCGCAAGCTCTCCGGCTACAAGCGGGGCCAGGTCCCGCTCAAGTGCAATCTGCTGACCGCGATGATCGACGTGCACGACAAGCTGCTGTACTGGGTCGTCTCCGCGTGGGGGCAAGCGTTCACCGGGCAGGTGATCGACTACGGCGCATACCCGGACCAGCGGCGGTCCTACTTCACCCTCCGCGACGCGCGGATGTCGATGCAGACCAAGAAGCCCGGGGCGGGCAAGGAGGCGGCCATCTTCGCCGGCCTGGAACACCTGATCGAGGAGCTGATGGCGCGGGAGTGGCAGCGCGAGGACGGCCAACTGCTGCGAATCCGCCTGCTGCTCGTCGACGCCGCCTACCTTCCGGACGTGGTCTACCAGGCGGTCCGCGTGTCCCCGTTCGCGGCGATGATCCTGCCCTCGCGCGGCCTGTCGATCACCGCCGCCAACAAGCCGTTCAGCGAGTACAACAAGAACCCGGGCGACAAGATCGGCCACTACTGGCGGCTGCCGAGCGTCCGCGGCAAGCGCCTGATCCCCACGGTGCAGATCGACACGAATTATTGGAAGAGCCGCTTGCGCGACCGCTGGCGGGTCCCGCGCGGGGACAAGGCCAAGGGCTCCCTGGAGCTGTGGGGCAAGAAGCCGGCCGAGCACCGCCTCTACGCGGATCACCTGGCCGCCGAGTACTTCACCCGGACCCTGGCCCGCGGCCGGACGGTCGACGAGTGGAAACCGCGCCCGGGCAACCCGGACAACCACTGGCTGGACTGCACCGTCGGCAACCTGGTCGCGGCATCCCTGTGCGGCATCAGGCTCGCCTCGGCCGAGGCCACCCGGGGGCGGCTCCGCGGCCGCCGAGCGAATCGAGTCACCTACCTAAGCCTCTGAGGAGACACCCATGGCAAAGCAAACCAAACGGCCGCCCGTCGACCAGGTCGAGGCCCCCAAGAGCCGCTGCCGCAAGTGCGGCAGCACCGAGCGGGAGCGCTACTTCCGCGTGAAGGTGCAGGTCTACGCCGGCACGGACCCCCAGGGCCGCCCGTTCACGCATATCCTCCGCCGCTGGACCCACTGCAAGCAGTGCCGGCAACTCCGCGTCGACCGGGCCCTGGAGAACCGAGCCGAGGCCGAATCCCCCGCCGCTGAAGGGCCGCCGGAGAAATAAGCGCTACAGCGTAGCGCTTTTCTTGGCAATCCGTTGCACTCTTTCCGAAAGGGGGCCAACCGGCCGCTAGCCTGAATGGTTGGCAGGCCCGCGACGGGCCGGAACAGAGGAGAGGCGTCTTGTCAACCCAGACCGAGATCGCCGAACTGGAGGCGATCCTCAACACGGGCGCTAGCAGCGTCTTCGTGAACGGGCAGAAGGTCACGTACGACCTGAGCCAGGTCCGCCGGCGGCTCCGCGAGCTGCGGCGCCAACTGGACCCGTCCAAGCGGCCGACCGTCGCAACGATCAATCTCGGCAACTTCTAGGGGCAGAGTGAAAATGCCGCGCGCCAACGGCCACGCACGACTCTCGCGGATTGTCGACGCCGATGGCCGGCATTTCCCCTCGCGCCTCGGCTACGACGCCGGCGAGCCCAACGGCCGCCGGCGATCGGTGACCGGCCCGTTGCTCTCCGAAGACAAGCACCTCCCGCCCGGCAAGCGCAAGGACGCGGTCGCCAACGCCCGCGACCTGCACCGCAACTACGAGATCGTGGCGTGGGCGGTGCGCAAGCACCTCGACTACGTCTCCAGCTTCCGCTTCCAGTCGCGGACGGGGATCGACGACCTCAACGAGCAGATCGAGGCCCTGATGAAGACGTGGGGCCGCAAGAGCCAGTGCGACGTGGCCCGCCGGCACGGCCTGGCCCGCATGATCCGCCTGGCCGAGGCCCGGGCCGTCGTCGACGGCGACGTCGGCCTGATGAAACTGAAGACGGGCCAACTCCAGGCGATCGAGGGAGACCGGATCCGCAAC